TGGCCATGTGGTCGCGGTAGGCGGCCTCGAGGTCGGCGAGGTGGGCCTCGGCGTCGGTGAGCAGGCTGCGGGCGGTAGTGCCGACGGCGGTGGGGTCGGGCAGCACGCGGACGGTGCCGACGGTGCGGCTGACGCGCTCGGCGCCCTTGGTGCAGACGAGGCTGGCGGTGTACGTGTCGGCCGGCCAGGCGGCCGTGGTGGCGCTTGCGGCGTCTAGCGCGAACTGCTCGCCGGCCACGGTACAGGCCACGACCTGGCGCGTGGCGCCGATGAGGATGAGCTGGGCGGCCCAGCCGGAGGCGGGCGGGCAGTCGCCCGCGTCAAAGCGCCAGGCGGTGCTGTCGCCGGCGGTGTGGGTGCTGGGCAGCGTGTCGCTCATGGCCCGGCACGATGCCGGGCGGGGCGGAACTCGGGGCGTTGAGTTGTTCCGCCACGAACGTCTATGGCTCTTCCCGGACGATCCGCAGCTGGCTCACGATCCGCCGGACATAGCGGTCGGTCACGCCCAGCCGCTCGGCGATGACGGCGTTGGGCAGCTTCTGTTGCGCCAGTTCGATGACGCGGGCCTTGGTGCTGACCGCCGGCCATCGGCTGATGTGGTGATGACTGCCGCCGAGCGCGGACCTGGCGCGGGCCTCAGCACTGATCAACGCCTCCTGGAATGCATCGGGCGGCGCGCCGCTGGCCTCGACGGCCTCGCGCACGAGCTTGAGGAAGATGGCGAGTGCGTCCATGGTGGTCCTTCAGCGGCGGCGCTGGGCGCGCATGCGCTGGATGCGCGCGAGGGTGGCGGCGGGGGATTCGGCAGCGGGCGCCGCGGCGGCCTGCGGCTCTTCGCGCTCGGGCTCCGGGGCCGGTGCAGGCGGCGCGGCGCCGAGGGTTCCGGCGCGTGACACGGCGCGGCCGATGAGCAGCGGCGCCAGGCGCACGGCGGCGAGGTTGTAGTTCATGCAGTCGAGCGCCTCGTTGCGGGGGCGCAACTGCACCCATTCCTTGAACGGCCGGGTGCCGCGGACCTTGGTGACGAGGCGCTCGGCGGCGAGCTGGGCGAAATACTCGTCGTCGAAGGCCGGCGTGTTGGGGAAGTGGATGTAGCCAGGGCCGGGCTCGGTGAGCTGCAGGCGGCCGTAGATGAGGGTCTTGGCTTGGTCTACCCCCACCGGCTCGGCCGCACGGCCACGCTTGCGGCGCTTGCGCAGGCGCTGCTTGCGGCGAAGCTCGTCTTCCACAAGGGGGCGGCCGGCGCCGTCCATGCCCATGATGGGCACGCACCAGGCGCGCTTCTCGCAGAAGTCGAGCACGACGCTGGTGTTGTAGCGGGCGTCGATGCAGCCGATGTGCACGCCGGCTTCGACGAGGGCTTCGTGCAGCTCGGTCCAGACGTCGGGTTGGGTGGTGTCGCCGGGCAGGATGAGGTGATCGATGGCCCACGCCTCTTCACCGGCGCCCCAGCCGACGAGGGTGACTTCGATGCGGTCCTTCTGGACGTCGCCGCCGAAGGTGATGAGGTGGACGGGCAGCGCGGCGGGGTCGTAGCTCTCCAGGCGGCCGAGCAGCGCGGAGGCCTCGATGCTGTCGCCGACTTCCTTCCACACCTCGCCAAGGTAGGTGTTGACGAAGGCCTTGAGCTCGGAGGTGTCGCCCTGGGCGTCGAGCCACTTCTGGGCGATCTTGACCCAGTTGAGGCCGAGGCCGGTGGGCGCGTACAGCGCGTTGAGGTGATAGCCGCGGTGCGCCTTGCGTTGCGGGCGCAGGGCGACCCAGCGGCCGGCGGCGAGCATGTCGGGCTTGTGCTTCTCGTCGATCTCGGTGCCGCAGTGCTTGCAGATGTACCAGGCGGCCAGCACCAGCAGGGGCTCGCCGGGCTGCTGCGGAGCGGTGCGCCAGCGCAGGCCGTGGGCCTTGCCGTCGCCGAACTCCAGGGGCTGGGCTTCGCCGCAGTGGGGGCACGGCACGTGGTAGCGGCGCTGGTCGCTGCGGCTGTAGCGCAGGGCGATGCGGGATTGGCCTTCGAGCGTCGGGGTGCTGACGCAGTAGGTCTTGGCGCGGCTGAAGGTGCGCTGGCGGTTCTCGATCAGCGTCATGGGGTCGCCCTCGCTGCCGACGTCCCACGGGAAGGCGTCGACCTCGTCGCAGATGACGTAGGGCAGGTGATCGGAGCGCAGGCTGTCGGGGCTGTTGGCGCCGGCCTTGATGACGCGGGCGCGGGCGCCGTACTCCAGCAGGTCGCCGCGGTTGCTGCGGTCGCGCCGGCCGGTGGGCGTGAGGCTGGCCAGCACGGGCGACTCCTCCAGCATCTTGGCCATGCGCGGGTTGAAGCTGCGGTCGCGCAGCTCCAGGGTGGGCACGACGACGAGCAAGTCCTTGTTGCCCAGGTGGTGCATGACGTAGCCGAGCCAGCAGTACATGGCTTCGGTGCCGCCCACACCGCTGGACTTGATGAAGGTGATGTCGCGCACGGCGCTGTGCTCGCTGAGCGCGTCCATGATCTCGACGAGGTAGGGCGTGAGCTCATTGCGCCAGGGGCCGGGGCTGTTGGTGCCGCTGCGCAGCCAGCGGTGGCGCTCGGCCCACTGGCTGACGGTGAGCAGCTCGCGGGGCGTGGCACCGCGCTGAAATGACTCACCGAGGGCGGGCTGCGCGGCGCTGACGGCGGGCAGGCCGCGGCCCAGCTCGACGAGCACCTCGTGCGCGGCGGCGCTCATGGCGTGGTGCGTCTCGGTCTCGTCGCTCAGGCCGGCCACGTCGAGCAGCCAGCGCTCGAGCAGCACGTCCAGCGCGCGGCTCGCCGCTTCGCGCACGGCCAGGCCGGCGCGCAGGGTGTCGGGCCGCGGCACGACTTGCGCCTCGGCCTGGCGGCAGGCCTGCTCGGCCTTCTGGGCCTGCAGGCGCTCGCGTTGGGCTTTGAGGTCGGCGAGGGAGACTGTCATGCGGACCTACATCCGAACGGTCGTGCCGAGCTTCGAGCACACGTAGGCCCGCATCGCGGCCACCAGAGGCGTCGGCCCATTGCCGAAGTGAAGGTGCGGCCCGTGCGCCGTGGCAGCCCACTCACCGCACGGGTTGGCGCTGCTTTCCTCCGCGTAGGTCGGCATCAACTCGATGCTGTTGGTCTCGATGATGGGGCCGCCCTGGCTCCACATCCGCGACGGGATGTACTGGTGCTGCAGCCGGCCGCACTCGTTGAGAACACAGCACTCGTAGAACGGGCCGACAGGGTTGTCCACCAGGTGGATGACGGCTTTGATGCCCTCCGCCTTTGAAACCGCCAGGTCCAGCAGCGGGCCCACCAGCTGGCCGACGACGTAGTCGTGCGGGCCGTCGAGGAACGCTCGCCCTGCCATTGCGCGGATCTGCTTCAGCGTGGCACCGCCACGAACGTCGAGCACCTGGGTCATTGTTGGTCCTTTTAGTGGATAGTCAACGCGCCGTGCGCAGCGCCTGCGCCAGCGCAGCCTGGAAGATGGGCGCCGCCTCGCGCTTGACGGCGAGCTCGGCGGCGAGCTTGATGTCGAGCCGGGGCTCATAGCGGGCCCACTGCACGAAGATGAAGACGGGCAGCAGCTCGCGCACGCCGGGGGCGATGCGCACGTCTTGGTAGATGCCGAGCTGCCCGCGGCCGCCCGGCCGGCCGGCGAAGTAGCGGTAGCCCAGGCGGGTGCGGGTGCCACGGGCCAGGCGGGCGCGGCTGGCGGCGGTGCTGTTGAGCTTGAAGCCCTTGCCCTGCTCCTGGAAGGCGCGGAAGTAGCTGAGGATGGCGACGATCTGGCCGCGGCTGATGTTGCCGTATTCGTCCATCTTGGCGCCCTGGCCCGGCGTGACGAAGTAGCCGCCGGGCAGCACGCCGATGCTGCGCAGAGCGACCTCGAAGGCCTTGAGCCGGCGCTCGCCGCCTTCGACCTGCCAGCGCAGGTAGCTGCTGGCTGGGCGCCCTCCTCCGCCGACCTGCTTGAAGTCGACGACGGCGGAGAGGTCGGCCGCGGTGGCGCGCTTGGCGACGGTGAGGCTGTTGAGGGTGAACGGCGTGGGCCGGTCGAGGCTGTCGCGCATCTCGTGCCGCACGGCGTCTTGCACCGGGTAGCGCGCCAGGGTGTTGAGGGTGAGGCTGGCGGCGTAACGGGCCTGCTGGGTCAGGCTGGCGAGCTTGCGCTGCAGCTGGGGGAGGCCTTCGAGGGTGACTTTCATGGCTGCTCCTGGTTGTCGGCGGCGTCGAGCCGCAGGCCGCCGGCCGCGCCCAGCTGCTCGGGCCGCAGGCGGCGCAGCGCGGCGGCGAACTCGCGGCGCACGAGGCGGCGGGCGGCGGCGATCTCGCCGAACAGCAGGCGGCGGCGGTCGGCGTCGCTGGTGGCGGCGGCCAGACGGGGGGCGGTCTGGTCGATGAGGCGCTCGACGGTGGCGCGCAGCGTGGCGCCGAGACTGTGGGCTTCGCGCTGGATGGCGCCGCGTGGGATGCGGGCGCCGGATTGCAGGTCGAGGCTGAGCAGGAGCTGGGTGTTTTGCCAGCGGAGCTTTTCGGCCTCCCAGAAGGCGCGCGAGCCTTCGGGTGGGGCCTGGGTGTCGGCGGCGTGCTGATCGTCGCTTCTGGGGCCGCTATTCGCGTCCGCGGGCGGTGTTGCGGGCGTTGCAACGCCTGCAACGGCGTGGCCGCGGGCTTCGGCGTGGCGCTCGGCAAGGTCCAGCCGGCCGCCGCGGGTGGCGTGCCAGCGGGCGAGGCTGGCCTGCACCAGCACGCGGCCGTCGTCAGCCAGCACCAGGCGGCCGGACTGGGCGGCGCGAGTGACGGTGCTGCGGTTGACGCCGAGGCGCCGGGCGAAGGCGGCGAGGTGCTCGGCTTCGGGTGTTTCCGACCCGGAAACAGGCCCTGTGATGGGCTTTTGGGCCTGTGACGGATACCCATCACAACCTAAGTCGTTGTTTTTACTCATTTTGTGATGGGTGTGATGGGTGTGATGGGGTGGACGCGCCCGCGTGATCGCACGCCCGCACGCGGCGCGCGCTCGCTCGCATGCATGCGCCCTCGTGTGCGGGAGAAAGCCCGTCACACCCATCACACCCATCACAAACCCTGAAAAATCAAGGGCTTGCGTTGTGATGGGTACCCTGCACAGGCCGGCAAAGCCCATCACAGAACCGGGCGGAATGGCGCTCAGGGCTGCTGCCATGAGTCCCCCTTGGCGTATTCGGCGGCCTGGACGTCGAACTTTTTGCACCAGCGGCCGAGCCAGACGGGCATGTCTTCAGTGACGCCCCTCTCGGATTTGCCGCGCTGGAGCATCTCGGGCGAGGGGATGACGATGCTGAGCTGCTGGCCGTCGTGGCCTTCGTCAAGCTTGATGCGCTTGCGGTCCTTCTCCCAGCCGACGAGGCGGCCGATGGTGTTGAGGAACTGGTTGCTGGCGCGGGGGAACTTCTCGCCGTTGAACCGGCACCACGCGAGGTACGCCTTGAAGAGGTCGAGCGCGCCGCAGGGGGCAAGCGGCAGGGGCAGCTCGCGGTTGAGCCATTCGTCGATGAAGCGAAGCTCGCTGGTCTTGCTGACCTGGATCAGCTCGGCCTTGGCCTGGGTGGCTGGTGGGCGCTTCTTGGGGTGGAAGTCGCCGAGGTCGAGGTTGAGCAGGTAGTGGTACAGCGCCTGGATGCCGCCGGCGTCGATCTCGGCGTTGACGGCGTCGTAGTAGGCGGGCTCGCGCTGCGGCGGGGTCCAGACGACGAGGTGGCGGCGGTCGTCGTTGTCGAGGGGCAGCGGCATGCCCTCGTTGGAGAGGAACACCAGGTTGAGCTGGTTGCGCTGGCGGTAGGCGGCGACCTGCTTGGTGTTGATGCGCACCCAGTCGCCGGTGACGAGTTCCTTGAGCTCGTTCTTGATGTGCCACATCTCCTGGCGGGTGACGACTTCCTCGGCCAGGAGGAACAGCTTGCTGTCGGTCCAGTCGCTGTTGAACTTGTCTTCGAGGCCGCGCTGGTTGAGCACGGTGGCGTAGTCGCCGAAGATCTTGGCGTAGGTCTGGAAGAAGGTGCTTTTGCCGGTGCCCTGGGGCCCGTGCATGATGATGGCGCTGGCCATCTTGGCGCCCGGGTTCTTGAGCGGATAGGCCAGCCAGCGCAGCAGCCACCAGTAGACCTCGTCGCCGTTGTCTTCGCCGCAGAGGTAGCGGAGCAGCTCGAGGAGCTTGGTGCACTTGCCCTCGGCGGGCTTCATGGGCCAGCCCTGCCAGGTGTTGAGCTTGACGGTGGCGTCGCGGCCGGAGGGATCGAAGCCGACCTGGTCGAGGTAGAAGGCGCCGCGGCGGATCCACTGTGGGTGAGCTTTGACGTCATCCCACCGAACGCCTTTGTGCAGCAGGCGCACGGCCTGGCCGATGCGGGCGATCTTGTTCGTCCACGTGTCGAACAGGAATTCGCCGGTGCCGTCGTCGAGGGGGATGAAGCGCTCGACGAGGTCGTCCAGCACCATGACGGAGACGGCTTGGCGGCGGCCGCCATCGCTCTCCCCTTCCCCCTGCGGAGCGGGCGGCGGCGCCGCCCGGGTGGGGGCAACACGCCACCCTTGGGCGTCTAACGCCTGCTCGATCTGGCGGGCAACCAGGGTGAGGCCGCCCGCGGGGTCTTGGTGCAGGTCGTTGAAGTCGGTGGGGCCTTTGCGGTCCGCCGGTCGTTGCGTGGGGAACTCGGGCCGCACCCAGGCGCCGCCCACGGCCATGGCGGCAGCGCTGGCGCAGGTGACGCCGGCGTTGTCCTTCTTGTGCGGCTCGCCGCAGTGCACGCAGTCCGCGCCCTGCTCTACCGGCGTCATCGCGCCGCAGGCGGCGCACTTCTGCAGCCAGTCGTCGTCGGCGCAGACGAGCACGCGAACGCCCTTGTGAGCCGCGGTGATCGCCTTGGCGACAGGGAGAAGGTTGTTTGCGTCGAAAGCGATGACGACGGGCAGCCCGGTGGCTTCGTGCAGGCTGGCGCCAGTGGCGAAACCCTCGCACAGCAGCACCACGCTGCCGCGACCGATGAGGCCGATGGTGTGGCTGTGGCCCTGCTTGGCCAGGCCGTAAGGCCAATAGTCTTTGTCGCGCCCCTTCTTCGCCTTGACGGCCGGGTCGCCGTAGATGACCTGCAGGCCCCAGATGCGGCCGCGCATGTCGGCGATGGGCACGACGAGGTTGGCCTGCTTGGTGACGCGCGCGCCGAAGAGCTGGCCGGGGGCGAAGCCCTTGCGGGTGAGGTAGGCGCTCTCGCCGGCCTCACGGCTGCACCGGGCCCAACCGTGGGCGGCGCGCTCGGCGGCGCGCTCCTGCTGGCGGCGCAGTTCGGCCTCGGCGGCCTGGCGGTCAGCCTTGATGCGGGCCTTCAGCGCTTCGGCCTGGGCGGGCGTGAGGCGCTCGCGGCCGAGCTTGGGCAGTTCGACCTTGGTGGCGCCGTTGTCGGCCCCCTGCCAGACGCCGTAGCTGCCAACGAGCAGGCTGTCGCCGCTGTCGAGCGGCATCTCGTAGAGGCGGTACCACCCGCGCCGCTCTTTGTCGTGACCCTCCACCCGGCAGCGCACCGGCTTGACGGTGCCAACCTGGAGGCCGTCCTTCAGGATCAGGCCGGCCGCCTCAAGCTGGCGCCCGACGTCGTCGTAGTTCAGCAGGGACATGTTGCCTATGCCCCGAGGGCGCAGCCTAGCGGACCGGGTCGGTTCAAATCACCCGTGTCCAAGGCTGCCAGGAGGGACCCACCAACTTGGTGCGCGCGTCGCGCGCCCGCAACGTCGCGCCGCCGCAACGCAACACCAACACGGTGCGTTCGCCCCTGGGTAGGGGTGCGGGGCTTGAAGAGGTGCCGGCTAGACCGATTCGTCAGGGGGCCGGCTGCTGGCCCTGTATGCAATCCCGTGCGTCCAGCGTCCTGGCGAGGCCGACTTCTGGCGGCGGATGGCTGGCGGGCCCCATCGGTCATGGGGTGTCGGTGTTCGGTGGATCGCGTCACGCCGCCCTCACCTTCAGGCGTGCGTTCATGTGGGCCATCTGCTGGCGCAGCGCTTGACCCTTGACGATCAGTTCGCTCCATTCCTTGTCGAAGCGAGCCAAGTCGTTGTCGCTGACGTCGTTGTCGGCCAGCGACTCGACCGTCGTATGCAGCACATCGGCCGCTTCCTTGACGACCTCAGACGCAGTGCGGATGCACGGCTGGTCTGCGCCGGGCAGGCTTTCAGGCAAGGGCATGGGCGGGAAGTGGCCGCACTCGACGGCCATCGCATACAGGATGCGGAAGTCCTTCGCCATCACCTGCACAGTGACCGCGTCCTCCAGGCCGAGCTTGGCACCTGGGTTGTTGGGGTTCACCTCAGCGCTGAGGTTGGTCTTCCCCATGCGAACCTGCAGTGCAGCCGCGCCGCCCGGGTAGCCGTGAACGACGTTGTAGGCGGCGTCTGCCACCGACATGAATTGACCCATCGTCAGGCCTCGCGGAACGATGTGGAGATGAAGGGCGGGCGCCTCGCCTCGGCTACGCTGGTGGCTCTCACCCCAACCAACACACCGAAGGAAGCCCCCATGAATGAGCCCACGCCTGCAGCAGTCATCGCCGACCTGAAGAAGCTGATGGCTGACCTTGGCGGTAGAACGGCGGCAAATCACGCCGCAATTCGCGGGCTTTTGCTCTCGCATCCCGATCGCGGCGCCGCACAGCAAGCTGTTGCGCACGAGTTGGAACTGATCGCCGCTCCAGCCCTGGCAATGACGGTTTCGGACGCCTGGCTACGTGGCTTTGAGGCAGGCCGTCGTGCACTGATGCCGCCCACTCAAGATGGTCAGCCGCATAGCTCTTGACGATGGTGTCGGCGTCATCACCGTACTGAGGCATGACCTGCCGTGGCGACACGCTTCGCGCTTCTAGCAATGCACGCTGCCGGGCACACCACTGCCGAAAAGCTGCTGCAAGCGCTCGCGGATGTGGCCGATCAAGCGGCAGCTCTACCCAGGTAGAGCCTTCGTTGGTTTTCTGCATGTCAGCTCCCGGTGTTCGTTGATATCGACGCCAGCACAGTGGCGGCGGAGACTGCAGGCATGCAAGCCCGCCGCCGAATCGCCTCAAGCCGCATCGCGCGGCGCATGGTTGTGAGCATCGCCAGTCGTGCCCCTAGACGTAGGGGGTGTGTCGCCCTCCGTCGGCAAATCGCCAGTGACACACTCGCTTGGCTTCATCGTTTGGTTTACAGCCGCGCCCCACACCAAGTGCCAGTCCTTCGGGCGAAGCTGCGAGACCTGCACCGCTCCATCGGTCGCGACTTGTATCTGCGCGGCAAGAGCCGCACTGGCAACGCGGCTCCCGTAGGCAACGTTGCGTAGGTGGGCGACCGTCGTACCCACTCGCACAGCGAATCCCTCTAGCGCCTCGCTGTCTAACGGCCTGATGAAGTCGAGCAGTTCCATCGGTCTATTAAATCATATGGTTTACATGTTCTCAACACCAATTGATTTATCTCGTGCCGCCCAATCCGGCGCCATGAGCGAACACCTGGTGCGCGTGACACGCCTCAAGCAACTTCAAAAAGAGCGGAACTGGACCGACGCAGAACTGGCGCGGCAATGCCAGCGCAAGCCCCAACAGCTCAACGCCTGGTGGAGCAACTCTCGACTAATCGGGGAGCGCCTCGCGCGCTCGCTGGAAGAGACGCTGAAGTTGCCGCGTTATTGGCTCGACGAGCGGCCAGAGGCTGTGCCTCAATTGGCCGCTAGGGAGGGCGCGCTCAGCTACGCAGCGAAACCGGCCAAAGTGCTGGAGCCCCAACACGGCGCAGAAGCGCTACCTGTTTTGGCATGGGGACAGCTGCAAGACATGTTGAGGTTGCCGAATACAACTCTGTCGAAGGCAACGCCTCGACTCACCACCTTCGTTCAGGCCAGCCGCGCGGCGAAGTTCGTCGAGATGCCGGACGACTCGATGACTCCCACCGTCCAACCGGGCGATCATCTGCTTTTTGATCCAGCTGAAGCTCCGCGCGCTGGCGACGTCGTTCTGGTCAGCATCCCGACCGGAGAGCACTTCGTGCGCCTGTTTCGCCCCAAGACAGCACACGCTTGGGAAGCAACGCCCGTCAACGAGGACTATCAGCCCATCAGAGGAGAGGCTGACGATGCGACTGTTGTGGCGGTGATGGTCGAACACCGGCGCTATAGAGCGCCGCCGAGCGGCTTCGCACCCCTCTAAAGATTCGCGGTTTCCGCAGCGGCGCAAGCGCGCACTTGCTCGGCGTCCTTAACCTTGTCGTCGGCGCAGCGCTTGACCGCTTCAACGCATTTGAGCGACAGCTTCTCAGCGCAGGCGTGTACGAGGTCGGCAACAGCCTTGGCGCGAGGATCTGTGGATGTGCTTTGCGCGTTGGCCGCCAGGTCGAGCCCTTGGGTAATGGGCTGCCTACCGCCTGCAACAGCAAAGACTGTCTCCTTAGATCCACCGGTGAACAGGTAGTACCGAACCACCACCGATTTGCCCGACATGATCTGCTGCATGCCGCTCTCAAGTGGCGGAGCGCCCTGCCCACTCCAGACCAGCCAGTTGATCCACTTGGGCTCCCACGCATAGCCTTGAACGATTCCACGCGCCTGAAGGCTGCGCAATCCGTCCAGATCGACCGCCTCCGACTTGTCAACTCGATAGATCGGGGCCCTCTCGTTGGAAAGCACGTCGGCAGAAGCCCGGGGGAGCCTGAAGGATGCCCAGACGCTTCCATCGTCGCGACGATATAGGGTGAGCGAATGCCCTGTCGCGTTGGTGACCACCACCGATTTCCGGATTTGATCCGTCATCGAATCGCGCTCCGTCTTGACGAGCCAGGCGGCTTGGCTGGCTTGCACGACAGCGACTAGGAGCAGCGCTGCGATCGAGTTCTTCATGCTCATCCCTCCATTTATGAATTCCACGCCACTTCGTAAATCAAACGGTTGACAGAAACATAAACCGTTTGATTTAATGGCCTCCGCACCCACCCCGGAGGCCACATGCCCAGCCAGCCCAAAACCCACGCCGAGCACCTTGCCGACTACGTTCTAGAGCGCCTGGCCCACGGCCTGGCTGAGAACGAAGGCCTGACCGGCGAGGCCCTGCGTGCTGCCCAACAGGCCGACATGGCCTTCGCCCTGCAGCGGCTGCTCGGCGCGGTGGGCGACAGCTACGAAACCCGCCTCATCGTGCTGCTGGGCCTGCGCGACGACGACGGCTATCGCTGCGGCCCCGCCACCCGCTCCATCGTCGAGGCCCGCGTCTGCGCCCAGCACGACACGCGGGCCCTCATGCCTGCCCAGTTCGCCAAGGCGGCTGCATGAGCGCACCCCTCACGCCCGCCGGCTGGCCCATGCCCGCCGAAGCCTGCACCGAACTGGGCGCCGACACCCAGCCAGTCCGCCCGGGCCTCATCGCCCGACTGCGCATCGCGCACCTGAGCGAGCGCGCCGCCTGCGTGGCTGATGAGCGCCAGCGCTACGAAAGCCTCGGCTGGGTCGGCCCCCGGTACCGGCTGGAGAGCTACAGCCAGCAACGCCAGCTGATGACGCGCGTGCGCGAACTAAGCGCTGGCACACCGCCCACGCGCCGCCGGCCCGCCTGGCGCCGCACGCTGGCCACCGCCCTCGTCGCCGTCAGCGGCGCCGCCGGCCTGGTGCTGGCCGCCTGCGGCGGCGGTGGCACCGACGAAGAGCCGGCCCCGCGGCCGCCAGTGGATTGCGTCAAGACGCCGGAGCTGTGCAAGTGATGCGCCGGCCCACCATCGGATTGGCCTACAGCACCTGCCGCCTGTGCCGGCACGGCGCCGAGAGCGGGCTGGAGCTCGTCTGCACACGGCCTGCGGCCGTCGGCTTTGCCGGCCCCGAGCCCGTGGCCCTGCAGCGCGCGCCCGGCGCGGATTGCGGCCCCAACGCCACCCACATGCAAGCCGCCTACCGCGGCCACCCGGAGGCACCATGATCGAAGGCGACTACGTACGCAACTGGCGCACGGGCGGCTACACGGTGCGCCTGTGGCATGACTTGCCAGGCACGGTTCTGCCGGGCTTGGTGCCCTGGCACCGCGGCGGAATCGCAAGCGGCCTCCACGCATCGGCGCCGGCCGTCATCGATGACTTTGGCAATCTCGCTCTTGTCGGGGGGTGGAAATGATCACCCACACCCCCACGCCAGCCGACGAAGAGCGCGCCTTCCAGCTGCTGCGCCGCCCGGACTGGCCGGCCACGCTCGCCGAGCTGCGCGCCGCGGAGCGCCAGGCGGGCCTGGTGCACGGCCTGGCGCAGCGCCTGGCCAACGGCTGCCGCTACGTGCCGCCCGCCGACCTGGACAACGCCGCCGGCC